CACCGCTACGATAGCCAATGATGCATTTCACACTATCTTCAATGGCGCAGCTAATTTTACAGCGGCTGGACAACTTAAATTTGACGGCGGCATTCTTTACGGAAATACAAATTCGGATAGCAGTCCAGAGTTCGCGATTCAGATCACTGGAGTAACAAGCATGGAACTATCGGATTTTGTTCTTTAGCGATTGAGGGATAATTTCAGATCCTTTAAGTTCAATTCGGTCAGTGAAGGGTCACATAACCCTCCTGACCGTTTGCGCTACGTAACTCAGTAAGTCACAAGGATGGTGACGCTTGCATAACCTTGGTTACTACCGCGATCAGCAGAGCATTGGACTGAGATGAATCGTCGCTGGTCATAAGAATCTCATTCGCGACGGAGATAATGTCTCCTTCAGGACTGCTAAAGAAGCGCGCAACCTCGACGGGAGACGCGTCGTTAATTGACGAAACGGAAATGACGGTTTCAACGAGTCCAAGCCCTTCAGATGAAACGGCTGCGAAATCGATTTGAAACCGCTTGCCAAGGACGTGCCCTGATACGCGATCACCCAGGGCGCCAAGCGACAGCTCAGCCTTGCCTCCAAGCACCTTTTCCGCGAATGCCGGCCAGTTATCGAAGACAGCCCACAATTTTCTTAGAGCGGCATCGTAGCTCTCGGCCTGACGCTTGAAGCTCTCCGAGAAGGACTCTTGGTCATATTGAAAATCGCACTTGTTCACTGAGCTGCTCCATGTGGGTTCTTTGGCAGACCCTATCTACATGAAAAAGGCTCGGCTTTCCAGTTATCAACACGGAAAACCCTATATTTGGTGGATTGCATCCTGCGCATTATCGCCTCGCAGGACAGGCCCGCTATTCGACTTCGCTCAAGCGCTTCCGCGAGGTCTCCCGCCATTCTGTCAGCTTCCTCAAGCAGTCCCCCGAGCACCACGACGGCAGAGATTCCTGCCTGGCGCTGCTGGGTAGCGATGGTGTCGCAGGTGGCTCTGTGGCCGTTCCGCAATCGGGTGATTTCACCCCGCAGCCCGCCAGCAGCAGACTCAGCAGCAGCGGCGCGGCCTTGAGCCAATTCCAGTTTCTGTCGTGCACTCTCCCCCTCCTCGTCCGCCACGGCTTGGCGGCGCTGTTCTTCGGTTCTGGCCTGTGCTGCAGCGCGCCGGTCACGCTCGGCAACCAGCAGACGGTAGTCAGATAGCTCAGACCTCGCTTTCGAAGCCTCTGATTTTCCCGCTCCCACGCGTATTTCCTGGCCTCCAGCCACTAGCACCAACGCGATCAACCACCAGCACCAGGCCGGTAACGCGGCGATCCATTTCATACCAGCGCCCGCCGTACGCCCTCATCGATAATCGCCGGTGGGTACGGATTGCCACCGTTCTCATGGATGATGATGCTGACAACCATCCCGCGCAGGGTAACCGGGTCCTTTATGTTGATTGGGTCGGTGGCGTGAACGCCGATGCGCTTGGCCACGGCGCCGGCGTAGGCCTGAGTGTCGTTCTCGTTGCTCGGCGCCCAGCGGTTGATGGTTTCGAGCACGGTGTCGATGCCTTTGCCTCCAACGCCGGGCATACCGTCCTTGCCCCGGTAGTTGATCAGCAGCTTGCCCAGGGCTCGGATGCCGTTTTCAGGCGTGTCGAAGATGGCGAACCGGCCGCCAGACTCCTTGCCGATCTGGCCCTGCCAGTCGTTGCGGGGGTTGAAATCGATGTTTCCGGGGTTACGGTTACGCACGCCGCGGGGAGTGGTCATGGGTTTGCTCCAGGCGAAAAAAAGCCCGCGCTTAGCGGGCTATAAATTGAATTGGTGTGCCAGCGCATGCTCTGCACTAACAGCGAGAACGCTTGTATACTTTGGGATTTCGCGCGAGAAGGGACAACATGCGAAGCACTTCCATTCCTCTGGATTTCCCCGAGTCAGACCAGGTCATCTACGCGTCGAAGAACCTCGTAGCGATCTACTGCCCCGCATCCGAAACTCCATCCAGGCAACTGGTGGTTGCTTTCCATGCGTTGCAGCTTACGCAATATCTTGACTTGCCGCGCAAGGGCCAGAGCCGCGAGACCCTCCGGGCTGCGGGGCTTGATGCGGTCCAGGTCGTCCCTCGCGGCAATCAGTGGTATCAGTACGACGATATCGACGAAATGATCTCGGCGGTTCGTACCATCTCCGATAGGTACCAAGAGGTCGTGGCATACGGTCAGTCAATGGGCGCCTACGCAGCCATTCACACATCCGCAGCCCTTCGCCCGGCGAAGGTACTGGCGATTTGTCCGCAGTTTTCGGTGGATCCAGAGCGGATTGCTTTTGACTCGGGCTTCAAAGTGCTAGCTGCCGACATCAACTTTGTCCGGGATGACATTTCCAAAAACGCCAGCAAGGAAACAGAGTTCGTCATAGCATTTGATCAGCTTTATAAAATCGACAGTAACCACTACAAGGAATACGAAAAGAACCTGAAAAATCTGTATCGGCTCAGAATGCCCTTCTGTGGCCATGGTGTCAGCGAGTCACTCAAGCATGCCGGAATGATACCAGGGCATTTGCTAGCCCTGATTACTGATGGCAAATCTCATATCAATACAGTGCGCCAGGAATTCAGGCGACACCGTCGCCAAGTCCCCACATACATGGATGCCATGAAGCTGAAGATGGCTCAGTGGCATACGCGCAACAAAAATCTTGCGGAAGCCAGCCGCCATGCATTCTCTCTGTACGAATCGACCAAACTCTTTTCATCATTACAGATCTTCTGCGAAGCAGCGGAGAGGGCCGGCACCCCAGAACAAGCTGCATCAAGATGGTTTTTCGCTTTAAGCGCGCTGGGTAGCGACGCCCCTTCCTTGGCATACGTGCGCGCCGCAAAGTTTTCTAGGCTAAGCGGGGAGATGCAGGTTGCCAAATCTACGTGCTTGTCCGGCCTAAAGAAATTTCACAAAGACTTTGGGATCATGCGCGAACTGCTAGACATCCATATCGAGCAGCAAAACCTGGTCGAGGCAAGGCGATTGGCACAGCACATAAAGGATGTACATGGAAGCAAAGCGACCGGGGTGCTCAAAAACAGAAAGTCCATGCTTTTAGCTTAGTTGCTCGGTGGATGTCGCCCCGCCGAGGGGCGCTACTTGAACCCGCCGAATTTTAGGCAGCTGCAGCGGCCTCAAGCAGCATGGCTTCGAGCGAGATGAGGTCATCCCCTTTCAAGGCGGTCTCGAACGCTGCGAAAGCATTGGTCGACATCGCTCGCGTGGCGATGGCCCGGCCGGTACCAGCGGTACGCATGCCACCCATCATTAGCTCCTTATGCAAGCTCATGGTTTTTATAGCTGCGACAGTGCTTGAGTACATTTCGATGCCGTTGTAGCGGATGCTGAGCTTCCCCGCTCCACGGTCGAACACGATCACAACAGCGGTCAGCCTGTCAGCGCTCAACTTGATCGGCCAAGTGGCAGCAACCGAGGAGGCAATAGCAATGGTTCCGAAGACCACCGAGACAAGACCGGTTGGACTGACATCTGAGTAAATGCCCCACGGCGCCGGAACTGACGTGTTCAGCTCAGTTTCGGTGAAGCTGCCAAAGGTGAGATCCATGCCGCACACACAACCGACCGTGAACGATCCAGAGGTATCGAACCCTGGCATGGTCAAAGTGTTCGCCAAGGCATTGATTTTGTAGCCCTTCTTTCCGTTCACCATGGTTACGAAGTTGGCCCCTGGCTGCGAAAGGCCGTAGCTCGGAATCACGCCATCAGTCATGCGATCAAGGATAACGCCGGTAGAAACATCCCAGTCGTTCAGACCTGGCCAGTGCTTGAGCCCTAAGATGTTGGCAACGGCGATCTCAGCCTCGGTCACGTCGAGCTTGGGCATCCCGGGAACCGGGGTAGAGCCTGGGAACGTCAGAATAGAGCGAAGCATATTTTCAAATCTCCAGGGTAATCGAGAAGGCGCAAAGCCAGTTGTAGAGCGGCGTCATGTCAAAGCGCGAGAAGTCGCGAAGATCGGTGTCACGAATACATCCGCGCCGGCCGTTACCGGTCTGTGGCGAGTTCAGGGCGGGCTGCAAGGCGTAAGTTAGGACTGTGCCGGCGGCAATGGCTGCGGTCGCAGTGATGACGATCGAAACACCATCAGCACCCATTGCTACAGTGCTGATGGTTCCCGCGGACAGTTGGAGGCCGAAGTTGCCAGGGTCGCTAACGATGGACGTGTCGATCGCCAGCTTCCCAATCGGACCAGGTGTGCCAGCATTGCCATCCGGGAGGTTGTTCAGGCGCAGCGTGATCTTCGTGCCCGATACAACTGCCGACATGACCTTGAGCGGCTGCCACTTCCCGCTGACCTGGGTCAGTCGTTCGGCGCGGGCCTCCAGCTCGGCCATCTTTACGTACAGCTCGGCAAGTCCGTGGTAGGTATCAAAATAGCGATACGCGTACTTCGGCCCGACCATTACCACCCAGGGGTTTTCATTGTGAGACTGCAGCTGGGCCAACGGGATCTGCGGGATGGTGCCAGGATCGCCCGTAAGCATCTGCGAAATGAAAGCCACCGGAGGCACAGCCTGGCCGGTGATCGCGACGATGTCACCTCGGTAGTCACTCACCCATTCGGCCATCATCGCCACGTACTCAGCCTGGGTGGTGTTGCTCTGGCTTTCCCCATGCACGATGGAGATGCTAGGCACCACATAGTCAAGCCCCATGCTCTCGGCAATCGCTTTGGCGGTGGTCACCTGCGAGATGGCGTTGGCGTATGTGGCGGTGCCCTTCTTGATGCCGGCATAAGCGGTGCCGCCGAGCGCGGAGATGCTATACAGCAGTTGCGGCGAAACAGAGGTCGTGCGCTCATGCCACTTGCGCGTTGCCAGCATGTAGGAGGTGGCCGGGGTTTCGCCCAATACGCCTGCGACATATTCGCGAACAGGCTCGAATGCCGTAGTTCCTTCCCATGCAGAGGGCCTTGGACCACCGGCCAGCGTCCATAGCTTGTCGGTGTAGCCGGGCGGCGTCCAGGGAGAGAACAAGTTTCCGCGGATGCCGTTGATCACATAATCGCCGCCCTGATAATGTCGAAGTCAGTGCACTGCGCAGCGAACCATTCGCCATTGTGGGTGATCTGCCTGGCGCCGTCCGGGCCGTACGACCATACCTGCCCACCGCTTATCGCAGCATATCGCTTGGGCGCAGGCTTCTGGCTCTGCTGCTCGATCAGCTTGGCGTCATAGGTCATAACTGGTGTGTCAGAGTTATCCGATCCACCGGTCTTCAGCATTACGGAATCGCCAGACACCAGGACCACCGGCTCTGGGTAAGCCTGGCTGCGAGGCCGGCGCAGGGAGCGCAACGCCGGGATTAAGGTATTGCCAAGGACCGGCACGGTCCCCTTGGTTTTGGAAGGGCCGCGCGGAACTTTCCTGTGTACGCCAAACAGCATTTGAGATCCTGCTGCTCCAATGATTAAAGGGGCGCTGCCACTGGTCTTCCCACGAGGCCGCTTCTTTATGCTGACCTTCTCGAGCACCATCTCGATATCAGTATCCAATGCCATCTGTGGATTCGGTTTCAGCCAGGTTTGCGACGCTGCCAGCCACCGATAGAAGCCATTGAGAGAGCTATTCGGGTCTGACTGAACCCAGGCCAGAGTTCCGTCATGCTTCGGCGTCACTGCCAACATGCTTGCGTAGGTCGTGAAGTATCTGTTGCCGAACCCATCCACGACTTCGACAGCCATCTGGGCACTACTGGCAGCAGCTTCTGCGCTGGCACTTGCTACAGATGTGTCAGCTGCAACCTGTTGAGCAAGGGCGTCGACAGTCTCGGCATGCTCGGCGGTGACTTGCTCCGAGATACCGGCCGCGATCTGGCTTTGGGAGGCCGCTTGCTGACTTGTGTTCGCCGACAGTCGACTGGCCTCGGCGTACTCCGCTGAGGCAGCAGCCGAGTCCTTGGCGCCTTCAGCGACAGCGCTGTCAGAGGCAACTTGCTCCCGCGCCTGTTCAACCGCCAGAGCGTTGGCAGCCACCTGCTCCGATTTGGAAGCCACGGATGCCGATTGAGCTCCAACCTGGGCGGCCTTTTCATCTACCTGAGCGGCCAGAGCCTTCACCTCTACCAGGTCGTCTTTGGTGGAGTCTCGGGCCTCTTGGATTTGCCCCATCATCTGTACTGCTGCGTCGATCTCAGCCCCTGTATGGGCACTATTGAAAGGCATGGGATTTCTCCGGGCACAAAAAAACCGCCTTCTGGCGGTTCTGGATGAATTGTCCTGTCAGGACACTGTGAGAATCAGGTTTCGCTCGGACCCCGATAGGGCGTCGACTGAAATGCCCGACACCAGATGGGGGAAGTCGACATTGGCGGAATACACCTGCATCGCAGGAGCGTTACTTCGTCGAACCCGCTCGACAGGTTCTGCTCCGTTCATATGGACTTCCCAGCCCCGGGTCGTCTTTGGCGTCACGCCAATGCACAGCAGAAGCTCATTCTGCAGGCTGGTTGTCACGTTTAAAGGTGTGGCAGGCGAAACGTGGGCCTCAAGCTTGATCGTCGACCAGCCTTGAGCACGAAATGCCAGCACGGCTATGAAGATCGAGTTGGAAGCCGATCGCACGTAAATGGGCGACGCGAGATCCGAGGTGTACCGGGCAGCGCACACATAATCCTGACCGCCGGAAGACAGATGCTGCCAACCCGGGGCGGACATGGTTGTTTCAATCGCCTCGTTCAATGGTGACATCAACATCACAATCAGATCACCGACCTCAATCCCCTCAGGCATCGCGACCGCCACGGGAGCCAGGCCGCTGGCCAGTATGCTCGTCGAGCCGACAAACTCCCAACTTGACCAAGGGCCCGGCAGTGCTCCCCCCATCAATGCAGCCTCGATCATGCCCGAGCCCCCACAGAGCCTACCCAGCCATCACCAATCCAAATTAGGATTACGGTGGTCCAGGCATTACCGAGCACCGGAACTTGGCCGTTGTTCCAAAGAATGCCGGCGGGCCAGCTGATATTCGCTTTGCCGGAAATGTGAAGCACCACCGACATCGCCCTGTTTGCCGCAGGCGGATTGGCAAATGTCAGGGTCCGCTGCTGGCTTGCGTTGATCTTGAATACCTGGCTCAGGCTCAGATCAAGCACTGCCGTTGTCGTGGCGACATCAAGATCGTATCGGCTCAGACTTCCGGAATATTCGACGCCAGTGCCATCAGGCTTGGCTACCAGTGGTAGGCCCCCCTTCCCCGACAGGGCCGGCAGGCCAGCGGCGCCTTGCGCTGCAGCGGCGGCTGCCTGCGCTGTGTCCCGATAACCCTTGGCAGCATCTGCCTGGGTCTTCGCCGATGAGGCCTGTTGAGCAGCTGATTGGGCGCTCTGCGACGCAGAGTTGGCCCGCTGAGCTGCGAAATCGACTTGAGCCGCACCGTTTCTAGTCGCGAGCTGGGCGCTCTCTGCCGCTGACTCTGCCTGGTCGCCGATGTAGTCAATGGCCTGGTTCATCTGGTCCGCAAACTGCGGCAGAGCGGACATGAAGTTGTCAGCCAGCGTGGCAAACGTGCCGGCCGAGTTCTGCCGGCTTGGCGCCTCCGGCAGAGGTGTAATCGTAGGTGTAGCCATCAGATGAGTCCTTCGACTGAAATGGAGCAATCCGACGCAGTCGGGCCGCTGATAACCAGGTTGAATTCCTTGTAGTAGCCGTACAGGATCGTTGACTGGTAACTGGCTTCGCCGATCCAGACCAGCGGCTTCGCCCGGTGCTTGCTGAGCAAGCGCTGCACCTGTGAAACCATGTTGGTCGGGACCATCACATCGAAGTCGGCACGCTTCGAGTAATCCCGCTCAACGATGACGGTGTTACCAAAGTCATCCCGCTCCTTTCGGCTGTAGTCGGTGATTCCCACGGACGTCCCGTAAAGTGCGTCACCAAGAACCGCCGCCTTGCCCAAGATGAGCGCCCCGACCTTGGCGATACCCGCAGGTTTGGCCACCTTGATCTCGATGGATCCATAGCTGCCGACCGGCACATCCAGCAGTACGAAATCCTCGTTCACCTCTACCGGGGCGAAGAAGTACTCGTACCAGTCGTTGATTCCATCCGTGGATACCGGCGAAACGCTCGATTCATAAACAATACCCTGGTACGGGTCGACAACCCGGACGTAAATGGAAGCGGCGTCCAGGCCGAAGAAGGCCAGAGAATCGACGGCTCGCCCCGGGGCGATGGTCAGCGAGATGCTTTCGGGGTTGGTGGTGACCGTCCCTATCTTGTCATCGAACATCCGCCATCGGTTTGTCGGCCCCAGATCCAGCCAGGTCGGCGGATCGGTCGCGCTGCCAGTAGGGTTCTTGTTGCTATTCGCCACCAGCGCCTCGTAGCTCCGGTGCTCAAGCATGACAATGTCGCCGACCGCGTACGCCGTGGTAGACACCCACAGGGGGTAGTCTGCTTCCGGCACATTGGTCAGCATCGATGCCACCTGGAAAGCCTGCCCAACCTGAACCACCAGCGACTCAGAATTGGGCTCCACCAAAAACGCCTCCATCACCGCCATGCTTGGCGTGATTTCGACGGGCTCAATGATCCTCACGGGTACAGCTCCTGTTCCAGTTTCTGCGGCAGAAGATCAGTGTTCTTGGCGGCTTTCTGGGTGTACTTGGCGATGGCGAACAGCGCAGACTTGAGTTCAGCGCGAAGCTCCCTGACCTCTGTGGCAGTGCCGTCGCCCTGGCCGCCGGAAAGCATCGCGGCAGTCTGGTTGGCACTGTAGATCCGACTCGGCCCGGTAACCTCCAACTCTGGACCTCGCTCGCCTACCAGGCGCAGTCCACCACCAAAGCTGCCACCACTGGCGAAACCGGGAATTCTCACGGCCTCACCATTGCCAGCGCCACCACGGGCGATCGTCTCCATCAGGTTGGCGTATGTGACCGAGCCGTCTGCCAGTGCAGCCGTCCAGGTTGCCTGCCCTGATGCGTCCAGATCCCGCCCAAGAACCGTTTGATACACCGCGCGCAGCAGCGCAACGTTGTTGTCGTAGGTGTTCTGCTGGGCAGTTCCGGCGCCTTTCACCGCCAGCGCAGCCGTAACGGCCTGACTAAGGCTGTCAACAGCTGCAGCTACCGAAACAACCGAATTGTCAACGCCGTTAAGCGCGTCGATTTGAGCCTGGGCCAGGGTGAGCTGTGCGTCGTACTGAGCAATCTGCAGGTCATAGGACTTCTTGGCCTGCTCAATACGGGTCTGCAAGCTCTGCACAGACTTCTCGGCAGCGGTGAGCTGTTTGCCGTTGGCGGCCTCCAGCTGACTGACGATGTTGGCTGTGCGCCCCTGGTCACGGTTGTAGGCCTCCAACGAGGCGTAGGCGTCAGTGGTGTTCTGGCTAACAACTGCTAGCGCGTCGTCAAGACCGGTAATTCCGGCCAACGACTTGCCGGCCCGAACCGTTGCCAGCGCGCTGTTCAGCGTGGCCATTGCCTGGGCCCTGAGCATTTTCACGGCATCATCGGTATCGCCGCGCAGTGATTTCAGGGCACTGCTGAGGCTGGAGCCAACAGATGTCAGATCGGAGACGCTCTGCTGTGCCGTCTGCGACATGTCGTTCAGCGATGCGACCTGAGCATTGTAAGCCTCAGTGATCGCTGTTTTTTGCGCATTTACGGCCCGCTGAACCGAACTCAAGGCGGCGTTTACTGCTGCCGTCACTTTTTCCTGAGCCGCTTGGGCCGCGGCTGCCGACTTGGCTTCCAGAATATCGTAGGCCTGAGAGGCAGCGCCGGCAGCTCCAATCAGGGTCAAATACATCTGGTGCCCGGATTCAGTTGTGAGATCGAGCGCCTCAACAACCCTGCGGTAACCCTCCCGGGTTTCCGGCAGAGAGACGTTCATTTCCTTGAACTGTTGTCTCACCAGCTCCAGAGCGGTGTCGGCCTTCTCCGCCTCACTGAAGAAGGAGTCGAGATAGGTGCCGAGACTGTTAGTGAACGCCTGGGCAGCAGCGTTGGCCCTGGCCTCGAGGATGTCATAGGCTTCTGCCGCAGCACCGGCCGCTCCGATCAGGGTCAGATACATCTGCTGACCGGTCTCGGTGGTGAGGTCAAGCGCTTCGACCACTTTCCGGTAACCCTCGCGGGTCTCTGGCAGGGCGACGTTCATGTCCTTGAACTGCTGCCGCACGGCCTCGAGCGTCTTGTCGGCCCGCTCCGACTCGCTGAAAAACGCGCCGAAATAGGTGTTCAGGTTCTGGGTATAGGTTTCCAAGCCGCCGGCCGCCGCGACCATCGCGTTGGCCAACTCCATCGACTGTGCGGACAAGCCAAGCATCGTTACGTCGATCAGGCCGAGCGACTTGTTGAAGCTCTCGAAAACAGCGATGCGCTCCCCCAGCTCGGCAAAGCTGTAGCCGAACCCACCAACTCCCTGGTCGATGAAGCTGATCATCTGGTCAGCGAACCCGCTGAACAGTTTGGCGATCTCCTCCTGGATCTCTTCCTCGGACTTCCCCTTGGTCGAGATCTGCTGCTTGGCGATGTTGAGCCCTGCGAACGCACCATCCCCCACCGAGACGCCGATGCGTCCAAGCAGATCAACAACCGTGTCTTCTGTCGCGTCATAGGTCGCTTGCAGGGCTGACGCGACCTCAGGGTCCAGATCCGAATAGCGGGTGCGCTTCTTGTTCTTCCCGAACAGGCCGCCCTTCTTCTTCTGGTACTCGTACTGCTGCCCAGTGAACTCGCCCCCAGTAACGCCCAACGCCAGGCCGGTGTCCTTGGTTTGCCAGCTGCCCCCAAACAGAGATCCTCCCAGGAAGCCGCCCAAGGCGGAGCCGATGACGCCGCCGATCAAGGTGCCAAGCCCCGGCACAATCGAACCGATAGCCGAACCAAGGTAGTAGCCGCCTACACTGCCTGCGGCTCCTGTGGCGGCGCCCTTCAGACCGGACTGACCGTAGCCATACAGGGCACCTCCGATCCCCGCCAGTGTTCCGCCGAGGGCCGTAGCCCCTGTGGCGCCTGTGGCGTAGGTCGCGCCTGCTCCGGCTGCTGACCCGGTAGAGCCGACACCCCCGGAAACCAGTGACTGCCCCAGGCCGAAACCAACGTTGCTAGCACCGGCAGCCGTCCCGGCACCACTGAAGAGGCCGCTGATACTGTTACTGAGGAAACCGTAGCCACCACTGATAGCCCCCTGCAGGCCGCCAAGGAATCCTTCGCCAGCGGTCCATCCGGCGGAGATCGCAGCACCGAAGCCGGAGGTGGCCGCACTGTAAGCGCTGTTTCCCATCGACCACAGGTTCGAAAGGCTCAGCCCCCCACCACCGGCCGAGCCACCAAATAGACCGCTAGTTTGAGCCGACAGGCCGCCAACCCCCAGCGCGGCCCCGATCTGCATCACGATCGGTCGCGTGATAGCCATATGCGCCAGTTCTGCCAGCAGCTGCTTGAAACCCTCTTTCAGGCTCGTCGCGAAACCGTCAAACCCATTTCCGATGTTCTTCCAAGCATTTGCGAACGCATCATCTACCCGGTCGACTGCACCCTCCGTGAACTTGCCCCAGGCAGTGGCGGCGCTCTTATTTTGCTCGTACTCAAGCCCAAGAAGACGCAAGGCTTCCTGGTACTCGGAAGTTCTTTCTGGGGCCAATTCCATGGCCTTGTTCAAGGCCTCCTGCCCCTCGGTGTACTCGCGCAGCAGCTTTTGCTCGGGATACAGTCGATCCATAATGCCGCCGGCGTCAGCCGCCTGCTTTGCCACCTTCACCGCGGCTTGCTGGGCCTTGGTTGCAGCCAGCAACTGCTCATACTCCTTGCTGCCCACGGCAATGTTCTTGCCCGCCAGGGCGACCTGCATGGCCTTCTGGACGTTGTAGGCTTCCAGGGCATCGGCACCCTGAAGCGTTGCTTTAGCCAGCGCTACCTGGTCAGCGGCTTCTTTTTCCAGATCGAAGGCTTGCTTACTGATGGCCAGGCTGTCCTCGGCGTCCATCTGCTTCTGGATCGAGGCAGTAACGGCGTCACGAACGCTGGCACCAGTTCTGAGGATCGCTTCCTCCACTTTCTGTTGAAGCGCGAACTCGCGAGTGCGGTCAGCCCCAGACTGATAGGCGGCCGCCAGACCCTCGGCCGACTTGATTGCGATATCTGCCTGCGACTTTAGATCCGTTAACGCCTTGGCATGGTTCTTCGCTTGAGTGGCAGCCTCTTTGGCAGCGCTAGCGCCATTTTGGGTCGCCTTAGTTGCCGCAGCATCGGCAGCTTTTTGGGCATCTTTTGCCGCGGCCGCCGAACGAATCGCTACCACCATTTCGTCAGTGAGCAGCGTGTTCTCAGCGATAAAGCGGTTCGCAGCCTGGAGAGCGGTCTTATCCTGCGAGGTGGCGAGCTGCTTTTGCAACTGCTCCAGGTACTTCTGACCCTCCCCGGCTGCCGTTGCCTTGGCCGCAGCATTTTCACGCTCTGCACGGGTGTTATCGTCTGTCGCACCAGTGAGCTCGGAGAATGCCTGCTTCTGATTTTGAAGCAGAGAAGAAAGCTCGGTGACCGGTTGCTGGCTGGACTCAAGAGCCCGCGCCATCTCCTCTGTCACCCCGGGCATCACCCGCAATTGGTCGGCGACCGCCTTCCAATCTACAGCGATACCGGCGGCTTGGTCCTGCGAGGCCTTCCGCACCAGGTCCAGCGCAGATTGCGCTTCGGCCGGCAGCGGGATTAGCCCGGCCATCAAGCCGTCAGCGCCGGCGGCGCCCATGTTTCGAAGATCGGACTCGAACTTATCCGCCATCGCCCCTGACATCTGGGACAGCTTGTCCTGCGTCTCTTCAATACTCGCCTGGAGCTCGCGCAGTGTGACGGACTGCGTCGCCCTGTTGAGCTTGTTGAAGCGCTCGGCGAGCTTGTCCACCGGATCGGCCAGATCCCCGAGCTTCTTTTCCAGGGAGCCAGTGTTGTCTCGCAGCGTCAGAAATGCTGTGGCGGCACCAACAGCCAGCATCGCAATACCTGCTGGGCCACCTAGCAGCCCGAGCAAGGTACGGCCAGTACCGACGATGGCACCCTGGGCAACACCGACGGCAGCAGTAGCCCGCGCCTCGGCCATCCGCGCTTCTGCAAGCTGAAGTGCAAGCTGTTTTTCAACCGCCATGCCGCTGATTCGCGTCTTCGACGCGGCCAGTTCTTTCTCGGCCAGGAAGACTGCGGTCTGCGCTTTCCTCTGATCCGCCTGGGCGGCAAGCAGAACGCTTGCAGCTTGAGCGCGACGGGCCATGGCATCTTCAATGGCTGCCTTGGTAGCCAACACAGAGCCTGCTGCGGACGTAGCCAACGATCGCGCATAAACGGCCAACGCACCTGCTGCAGCAACTCCTGCTACTTCGGCAATAGTGCCGAAGTTCTCCGCCAGCGCCGAGATGCCCGACGCGAGCACCCCAGTGAGGTCCGTGGACTCATTCAGCTGGCCCACGTACACGGTGAAAGCGTTGTTGAGGGCGGTCAGGGCGTCGCGGACCGCGACACCCATGCTGTCAGCCAAAAGCCCATTGGCCGCCGCGCTCTTCTGTAGACCTTCAGTGAGGGTATCGAGGCTGAGCTTGCCCTGTGCCCCCAAGCTGCGAATTTCTTCAGCGCTCTTACCGGTCGCCTGGGCAATGGTGTCTACCACAGTAGGCATCGCCGCGAGAATGGACTGCCAGCCGTCGGCATCGATCTTCCCGGTCTGAAGCGCCTTGGAGTATGCGTCAATTGCCGAACTGGCCTTATCGACGGACGCAGAGTTGGTCACCAGCAGATAGCTGAAGCTATCCATGACGTCCATCGACTCATCAGCGCTGAGCCCCATCGAACGTAGGCTGTCAGCCGTACGGATGTAGAGCTCTTGAGCCTCTTCCAGCGGGCGGTAGGTCCGGTTCGCGGTGGCCAAAAGCCTGTCTTGAACCGCGCTGTACTCACCAAAGCTCTTCGTTGCCAGGCCGATACGATCCGACATCTGGGAGTAGGAGTCAGCGGCCTTAAGGATGGTACTGACAGATACAGCACCTACAGCTGCCGCCAGCGCACTCTTCAGCAGGCCGCCAGCGCTTTCCGCACTCTCACCCACCCGGTCAAATGCGTCATCGACCCGGGAAAGGCTCGCATCCATTTTCTTCGAGGTTGACGCCACCGCTGATTCGCCGCGCGCAATCTCTTGCCGAAGCTGGGCCGTGGTGGCCTCGATGCGGACCAGCATGCCCTGAACGTCAGTATCTGCCATGTTTCCCCCAGGCGATAAAAAACCCGCCTGGGCGGGTCAATGGTTAGCTGCCGGACGAGATGCGGCAGCGCCCCGCAGGCCACGCCGAAGGTCTTTGGCCACGGCCTTCTTGGAGGGCTTCGTCTCCGACTGGCCGAACGGATTGGTTTTTTTCAGGAAGTCAGCTTTCGCTTCCCAAGCCAGGATGATCTCGACCACCGGGGTTTCCCAGGCGTCATGCGGCGACCACCCCAGCCACCCAGTGGCTATTCCGAAGAGTTCGTCGACGTAGCTACCGTTTCCGGATCGCTCGGTTCGTTTCCCTGCGACTCTTCGAGCTCTTCGTCAGTCTTGCCACCAGGGTTGAGCAACGCCCTCACAAACGGCAGAACCTGACTGCCAACCTTGTTCACGCCGCCTTCGAATACGGCCTCTTCCACCGCTTCAAGCTCTTTGCGCTTGTTGGTGTCGATACCGGCGCCGGCGGCAATGATGAATGCGGTCGCGGAAATGTTGGCCGCACCCAGGGCCTGCATCGCCGGCAGAATGCCGCCGAAGCGATTCTCCAGGGCGCGCACGGCTCGCAAGGTGGATTTGAGGGTGAAGCTGTCGCTACCTGCATCGACGATGACGGTGCCGTGATTGGTCTTGGACATTGCGTATTCCTTGGATTAACTGCTGAGAGGGAGAGGCGCGGCCAGTAGCGGCGCCTCAGGCTGGAATCAAGGAGTCGGTTCGACTTCAATGATCTCGGAGTTGATGCCGAAGCTGACTGCGCGCTTCAGAACGTCCTCAGCGCCGCCGACCTGCTTGCGGGACGACATCACCTTGGCGGCGAAGTAGTCCACGTAGCCGCTTTCGTACTCGACCTTGAATGGATAGTCGAAGCGGCTACGGTCCTTCTGGGCGGCCTGCAGTGCGACCTGGCCGGCGTCATCGTCGAGCAGGCCGATCGACAGATCGACCGACCCGGCATCGGCCAGGCCTTTAAGGTGGCGGGTACGCGAGTCGCCCAGGGCGGCGAAAGTGACGTCACCCACCTCGTCGCCGTAATCACCAATGTTCTCGACTTCGCCGATCTCGGTGTAGGTAAGGCCGACCAGCAGGGTCTTGGCCGCGGCCGAGTCCTTGGGCAAGTCGGCGGTCAGGCGCGGGCCGATGTAGATTCGGGTGCCGGCTGCGGTAGTAACAGGCATGGGTAGTCCTCCTGGGACAGGTGAATGCCGCAACGCGGCGAGTTCAGGGGTAAATCAGTGTTGGGTGATGACGCGCAGCGTCACGGCACCCTGATAGGTAACGCCGTCAGGCTCCCGGCTGGTCTGCTTGCGCTTCACCTGCATGGATACGACGTGCCCGGTGGTCAGCGGCAGTGGCTGGTTGTGCAACAAGGCATCGATAGCTGACATGATCTCGTGCACTTCCTTCTGGCCCCGGTATTGGCTCCAGACCGAGAGGTAGAGGTAGCGCTGATCTTTGCGGCTAGCCAGGAAATCAGCTTCATCGGAAATCGAGCTGTCGATGGTGACATATGGAAATGGCGAATCATCCGGCACGCCGTCATGCACCGGGCATGACAGCCCGGAAGACAATCGGCTGTGCAGGGCGACCTGAAGGGCAAACGATGGATCGGACACATTAACCTCCCTTCGCTGCCTTCTGTAGCGTTCGCCCGAGAGCAGCATGGATATCCGCCAGGACAACCTCTCGGTTCACGTCCATAGCTGGCCTGAGCCACGGATGCGCAGGGATGGCCGGGATATCAGGGTACTTCCCGTACCAATGGTCACCATCGGTCTTGTTGACTGTTCGCTGAGTTCGATTCCCGGCGCGCTTGCCACCTGAGTAACCCTTCGTGCCGTATTCGAGGAAACGCAGATAGAAGTACCTGCGGTTAGCCTTTTTGCCACGCAATCCGATTTGCGCATCCAGACCACTCTTGGCCACGTAAGCGGTCAATGCATTGGCACCCGCGCCGGTGTCCTTGGGGATGAATTCGCGCATGCTCCCCAAGATCTTTTCAGCCCCATCTTGCATTGCCCCTCGGACTTCATTGTCGACGGTCTTGTGAATAGTGCGTAACAACTTGCGCAGCTTGAAGTCGCCTGACATCCGAGAGCGGCGAGCCATATCAGGCGTCCTGGTCGCTGCCTGCGCGCTTAGGCGTGGCTGACGCCTTGTCAGGCGAAGATACCTCCTCGGCCTGCCGATTCTCGATCAGCACGCGGCCTTCCTCTGCCTTGACATCGAAGGTATCGCCAATGGTCTTGCGACCCATTGGGCCAGAAATGTTGGCTAGGGCTCTTACTTTCATGGGTTCCCCCTCATGGATTAATGACGTTGGAGCACAGCAGCCGGAGCAGGTCGCGCTCGTTAGCCGGGAGAGCAGCCTCAATCAGGTAGGTATCACCAGTGGATTTGTGAACCAGGCGCATTCCTGCCGCAAAAATCCGCGAGTAGCGTACTTTGATTTCGGCGGTAACTACGGCCTGCACCTGGTCAGCAATGGGCTGGAGCCGCCCCGTGGGTAGTCCGATCTCGGTCCATACGGATTCACGAAGAACGCTCCACTGCTCGGACTTGCCGCCCCCAGGCTCGGGCACCAAAGTGCAATGCTGAAGACTGCATTTATGGCGAAGCGGGCCGGCCCTCATACGCCCCACCCAATACGATGTGGAGTCAGAAGCGCCTTCGAACCTTGCGGCAGCTCGGTGGCGATTGTCCCGATCACGACGTCCTCACGGTTCGCGTAAAGATGGCCGAGGATCAGCAAGCAGGCAGCCTTGATCTGCTTATTGCTGACCATGGGAGAGTCGCCGGCATCCCCGGCGGCGACTGCCTCATCTAGCGCCTGCTGTTCGGCGTAAAACCGGCGGTTCAGATAGTCCATCGCCTGCCCTTCTGCCGCCTCGATCAGGAGCTCCAGGTATTCGTCATCGTCGTCGGGGTCCCGAAGGTGGTGACGGGCGATGGTCAAGCTGATGACCGACATACCTCACTCCTTCAGCGGTTCGAGGGATGCCAGATTCCGCTGCACCAGTTCTTCAGCGTGCCGGCGCGGCACCGTATACGCCGGGCCGCCGCGACGGCGAAGCTCGCCTTCATCCATGTATGACCGCAGCGGATAGATCTGAAGAGTCGCAGGGTTGGGCTTCGCCTGCTCTTCTGATGCCACCTGATCAGTGCCGGCGCTGCTTCTGGCCAAGGTTGATGCAGCCTGACCGGCGTCTTCTGATCCCGCAGCGTCAGTTGTGGCGATGCCGGGGCTGGTACCCTGATCGCCCGTGACGACATCCGGCCCAGTGCCGGCGACTGCTTGTCCTTCTGGCGGCACCAGCCCCGAGCCTTCCGCTTGGCCTGGAGCAACTGCCGGGACACCCGAGCCGGTTGAGTCGCTGCTATCTGGGACAAGCGCAGTGCCAGCCGAAGGAGGCGAACCGGCAGTTTCAGAAGAGCCGCTGCTGGAGTCAACGGTGGTGACCGGATCCTTCGCATCAGCCATGGATGCTGGTGTTTCCTGTTTACGTGCCATTTGATTACTCCATTGGGGCGCCATCTCTGGCGCCGCGTTGCGGAAGAGTTAAGGAGTGACCAGCGGGCCAGTGACGAACGCCTCGTCGCGGTAGATCGCGAATGCCAGGCGCTCCTCGGCACGGATCGTTGCCATGTTGTTCTCGAAGTCCTTGTCGTTCTCGGTCGAGATCAGCACTTCGATCTCCATGCGGTCGAAGATCTGTGCGCCGAGCTTGAACGCGCCGACCAGGAAGTCGTTCTGGGTCATGGCCTGAGTCGAAACCACCGGGCGATTCCAGAGCTTAGCGTTGGTGCCTTCCTGCGGCTGGCCGATGATGTACCGGCCCTCACCATCCTTTGTGAGCTCAATCGCTGCCCAGTCGATGGGGTTCAACACGATGCCGTCCGAGGGGAAGTCGGCCAGCTCTGCTTGCAGCAGCGCGAGGCGCAGACGGTCGATCCGTTGCTCGCCCACTACCGTCAGCCCGGCCTGCGGGGCATACAGCTGAGCAACAGTCACAAGACCCTGCAGGTTGGCACCGGTACCGTTGCCGTAGAGCAGCTGAGCCTCTTCCGCCATGTTCAGGCCGTAGCGAGCGCGACCGTCGATGTAGCTCTGGAGTGCCTTGGCATCGTCGAGCATCTGCCGACTCGCCTTGAACAGGTGGGCAATGGTGCGGACGTTCGCGGTGGTCAGCGCGAAGGTGATGTCGGAGTACGGCTTGGCGGTGTTCTCCGCGACGGTCCGCGCGTTGTTGGTGAATCCGGTCTCGCGAATGTACTCAATGGAGTTCGACTCGGTCTGGCCAGGCGCCACCAAATCGCGAAAGGGTAGCCCCCGCCGGGGGGGGGGGGGGAGGACACCCCCAACCCC